GTATATCTAGTGCTGATTTTGTCGTAGAGGTTATCCTCTACAGCTTCTTCAGTTAGTGAGAAAGCTAAAGCAACAGTTTCGTGAGTGTAACGTGAAGTGAAAGTTTCTTGAGCGTCTTCATAGGTTACCCCTTGACCCTCAGGCTTTACACTTGCGTTAGCGAACCCACCAAGCATTACTTCTTCTTCAAAAGCACGATCAGAATTTTCTGTATCGAAAATTTCTGTGTGCTGGTTTTCGTATCGGTCATACTCTAACCCGAACAGTGCATTTAACCCTGGCTCGAGTTCCTTGACCAATTGCATTCTTGAAATTACCATTGTTCAATTTCTCCTATAGGTTAAACTCCCAGCTTATCAGCATAGTATTGATGTTCGTTAATACGTACAATCCAGTTCGCATTAGCTGAAGCAATATCGCTGTTATCTGGGTCTTCACAAATTCTGACAATTCTTAACTGACCTGTTACTCCTGCATTTTCAGTAGTAGAATTTAGTTCAGTTTTAGATTGGCCATTGATAGTGTCTCCTACTGCGTAAACAATGTTAGAATTTCTTCCAACTTTGTCGCCTGCAATAACACCATCAGCTTGAATTTCGAATAGCATGTTTGGATCATCATAGACAAATGCCTCGATTACACCTTGAGTAGGCGTAATGCTACCAGGGTAATAATTCGAGAATGTTGGCTTTTGAGTAGTAGGATCGTTGTAAAAACAACCGTTAAATACACCAATAGCAGCTACAGCATCGCTGTTTCCACTTTTAGTAATTTTACCGGATGCTTCTAGTTTTACTAAATCACCTTTCATAATGATATCAGATTCACCAGACGCTATTTCGTACTTTGAAGTACCCATGTTAATAGCTTCACTACCGATTTTACCTACAGGTCTTAAACCAAATGGCGCGTTTGAATTAGCCATGATTATCTCCTTACAATAAAATTGTCATAACACATTCACCATGAATATGTTAAATTTTGTAACTGTGTGGGAGAAACTAAGTGTTTCTTTTGCCACCGAATGTTACGCGAGAACTTCTCTCTTTCGAGATCGGCATGCTAGGATGTTGGTCCTTCATTGGGTCATTTGCAACAGCGTCATCTTTATCTTGCGTAAGTTTTGCAAAATATTCTTTTCGCTGCTCAACGATCTCATTAGGGATCCTTGCTAGCATTAAACCTCCAACAGCTATAACACCTTGATATCTACCTGAGTCCATTTGAGGCCAATCAGTGTCAGGATATTCATCAGCTCTGACAAATTCCCAACCTTCACGCATTCTAGCGGACACATTTTTTGTATCCATCTGTCCTATCGTTTCGGCCCTAATCCAGCGGTGTTTAAAACCTTCTGGTGCAGGTGGTGCGTCTAGTTGTGACGGTGGAGTCCATACCTTTGGGCGCTCTCTTTTAGCCCTAGTTTCTGACTCGCGTGATGGTAGTTTATTTTTTGTATTTTTTTCCATATGCCTACTCCTTCACGTATTTCGCATATTCTTGCAGTGGCACACCTAGTTTTTTTGCTATGGCTACCTGTGATGGTGTGAGTCTCACAGTACCTTTGCGCGCTTTTGCAGGTGCAGAACCTCTGTTAACAGAAGCCACAGTCTGCGATGGCGTTGACTCTTGAAACTTATGAGGAAAATTATCCTTCATTCGTTTATCTAATTCATTATAGTATGATTTTGACGATGGGTCAACACCTTCGTCAACCAAATTACGGTGTATAGAAAATGCTGTCAAAGTCATAGGCTCATCTTTGCCAAACCACTCATTTTGTTCAGCCCATTCCTCAGCCTGCGGATCAGGGGGTGGAGCTGCTTGTTGTTGTGCAGGTTGTTGCACAAATTGTTGTTGTTGCTGTTGATATTGCTGTGCAGCTGGGCTTTGAGCAGCTCTCGCCATTCTTTCCCTTTGAGCTATTGTTAATTTAGCTCTTTCTGATTCCACAGCTAATCTAGCTAGATCTTGTTGTGCAGCTATTACAGCGTCAGCATCACCAGCATCCATAGCAGTTTTTAACTTTGCTTTGGTATCTTCTGTTTCAGCTTTTACACGTTGTTCATATTCTGCAATATAACCACGATCTAAATTAGTTGTTTTTTGTTTTAATTGTTCAGATTCTGATTGTACACCTTGTGCAAATTGTATTGCAGCTTGTTCGCGTCTTTCAGACTCTCTCAATCTTTTAGTTAATTTATCAATCCTTGATTGTACTTTTTTACCATAATCACCCATCTCTTCTTCAGATGCTGTGTCAGTTTTTTCTTCTACAACTACTTCTTGTTCTGGTGTTTCTGGTTCAGGATTAATAGTTTTTTCTTTACTGGTAGGAAGTTCTACATCCACCGAAGGTCCATCAGATGGTAAATCAACCATCTTTGCTTCAGCTTCAGATTGTGCTTCTACTTTCGTTTGCGCTTCTGCAGGCATTTTTTACTCCTGTTTATCTAAATTGCAAGATATCCTCTGGGTCTTTTACCACAGCAATTACCTCGTCCTCGTTAAGTATTCTCACTTCACCACCTTCTATCCCAAACCTAGATCCTGCATAACGACCAAATATAACCCAGTCATTTACTTTACACCAAGGTCCATTAGGAAACCTTTCTTTGTCTGTATAACACTCTGGTCCTTGTTTAAGAACCAAACCTGTGACCGTTGTATAGCCACGTTCTTGCATTGTTTCATCTGTTAATATTACACCACCTTTTGTTTTACCTTGTCCTTTGTATGGTAAAATTAGCATACGCCAACCAGTTGGTTCTGGTAAACGTTCTAATACTTTTTCTGTGGGTAAATGCTCTATGTCTTTTGTAGCATCTTCTTGTATTTTTTTAAGAAATTTATTTTCTTTTTCTTCTGCTACCTTGTTGTTTTCATCAGCTTCCACTGACAAATCTTTCTCCTCTAACGCAAATCTACGTTTGGGTAGTTCCTTCTCCGTCATAATTTTCCTCGTCTTTCTGCAGGTCTTGAATCTCCTGTTCCATTATTGCATAGGCTTTAAATTCACCTACGGTTTTATTGTATTCATCCCAACTAGGTAATCCAGCTGCGATGACTTCTTTCAACTCCTCTTTGCGCTCTCTAATCTTTTTAAGGATTAGATAGATCGCTGTTTCATCTCGCATTAATCTTTTTTCTTTTTCTTAGGCTTTTTCGCAGTCTTAGCAGATTCTTTTAACGCTTTGTCTGTTACACTACCTTTACCTGGTTTACTTTTACCAGATTTTTTAGCTTTGTTCATGTAATAGTACAAACCTTTTTTAGCAATTCTGCCATCTTTTGTTCTGTGATAACCTTTAGGTACTTTTTTCTCACCCATTATCTTACTCTGCCTCCTCTTTTATACATGCTTTGTTTAGCCATCGGATTTTCTTTCATCATTCCGCCACCCATTTTTTTGACTCTACCGCCAACTTTTTTTGCGATTCTGCCACCTTTTTTCTTAGCAACTCTACCGCCTTTTTTCATCATTTTAAAATCTTCACCACTGATTTTACCATCTTTATTTTTGTCTAACTTATGTTGTTTACCTTTTAGAGCCATATTTATTTCCCCTTTTTAAATAAGTTCATTGCTGCAGGTCCTGCTTTCACACCGAAAGAAACTGAGCAAGCTAAATATAATAAATGTTTATAGTAATCTGGCAAAGAATGCAAGGCCTCAAAACCTGCTTTTATGTGTGGTGTCCAACCAGGCACGAAGACTGCAATTGCAGGCGCCAGTAGGCAAATTAAAATTAGTTCGTCTTTCCACGAACCTTTCATTTGATCTACAGCTGCTGCTTCCCATTTTATTTTACCTGCTGCTATATCTTCTTGTTTCTTTTTTTCTGCTTTAATTTTTGCAATCTTGACTTCGCCATTTAATTTTTTAGTTTCTACGAAACCTTTAACTCCGTCTGCAACTACACCTAACAATGGTTTTGCTAATAAATGCCACATACTATGCTCCTAATAAACTTATTATACCACCTCTTGCTACATTTGTATAGCGTGGTTTTGCTACACCAGATCCATAACTTCTTATTAATCTTTTTAGTGCCTCAGAATCAAATACACCTGCTTTTAATATGCCAGAAAATATTCCTTCATCAGATGCCTTAGCTAAATCTTCTGAATATGCATCTTTCATACTATCAAAAAATCCTTGTTCTGACAAACCTCTTATTGGTGCACCTCTATTTAAAAAACGTAAAAGATCTAACTTTCTATCTCTTTCACTTGGTCCAAATCCATATCTAGTATAACCACCTTCTCCACCCGGTGCTGTATAATTACGATAATATTGATCATAAACATCTGTTAAATCTTCAAACGTTAATTGATCAGCAAAAGCTTTTAAAGTATCAGCACTTAAAATATCTTGGTTAGATCCTGCAATACCAGCGTCTTGCAGTTGGTCATATAACATTCCACCTGTACCAGTTAATACTAAATTACCTGTAGAATCATAAATTGGTCTACCACTAGAATCTTGAGCATAAAATTTACCACCCAAAGGCATTCCAGATCCATCACCGTGATCTCCATACGCATAACTTTTATCGTATTTAGGATTTGTACGTTCTGTAGTAGCTAAATCTTGGAAAAAATCTGTTAAGTCATATGTTTGTTGAACAACTGGAGGCGTGTATGGTTGATCAGTGTGTATAGAAACACCTTGATTTGAGCCGCCTTGATTGTTTTGTGTATTTGTTACTGTATTGGTAGTGTCAACTGGAGGAGTGGGTGTGCCCATTCCTGCATAGCCATAAGTAGTTCCTGGAACTGTAGTTGCATTAGGATCACTGTATGGAACCCCATTATCTTGATGAGGACCAACCATGTTTAATAAATTGATGCTGGTATTAAGCTATCATAAAATCTTCTAGATCTTATGCTGTTTGGATTACCTTCATTTAATTCGTCAGTAATAAACGATGCTGCTTCATTTGCGTCTACAAATGGTCTTACTCCTGGAGGAAGATTGTCATCATCAAAATTACCGTATACCATTTGGCTGGTTAAATTGTTTCCAAATAATCCTGCAAGTGGGCTATTACTTTGTCTACCAGTTACTTGATAAAATTCTGGATTAATATCAATATATTCTTGTTCGTTTGGCATAATATCCATTACTACATCATATTCAGGACCTAACGGATTAAGTGGATATTGATCTGGTGCTCCACCTAAACCTAAATCAAAAGCTGGTTGTCTGTCAGAAGGAACTATGTCCTCTAATGGATATTGATCTGGTGCTTGACCTAGACCTAATTCAAAAGCTGGTTGTCTGTCAGAAGCTTGTATTGGATATTGATCTGGTGCTGCACCTAGACCTAACTCAAAAGCTGGTTGTCTGTCAGAACCTACAGCATCTTCCATTGCCATTTGATTTTGCGCAGCTTCTAAATTTCTTGCTAAGTTAGCAGTAGCTTTTGCATTTTTAATAAATGATACACCTGTATCAAACATATCCTTATCTTCAGACATAGATCTTAAATAATTTTCATTCATAAAACGACCTTTGTCGTTATTAGCGTCAAAAAAATCTTCTATTTGATTGTCAGTTAAACCTGCCATTTTAAAATATTTTGTAGCTTGACCTAAACTTGTTCCTTTACTTGTATCTCCTAATGCCATTGTTGTTGCGTCACTCATTGCGTTAGGTGTTTGCATGTTTGCGAGAGCTGTTCCATAAAAAGCTTCATTTTTTGCAGGCGATGCTCTACCTAAAAGGTCATTTATAAATTTATGTTGTCGTTGATTGTTAGCAATACTATTTACAAGGTTCATTACCCCACCGCCAAGACCTGGAAAATTAAAATTAACGTTAGGAGTTAAATCTCTAGCCATTGTTGTTGCGTCATTTATAACATTGTTAACTAGACCTTCATCAGTAAAACCGCCACTAGGAACTGCATTTGCAATAGAGGATGCTCTTACGTCATCAGAATCGTCCATTAATGGATATTGATTTGGTGCAGCACCTAACCCTAACTCGAAAGCAGGTTGTCTGTTAGATGCTATACCAGCAATACCTTGTGTAGAATATCCTCTTTGAGCGTCAAGATTTGATCTTCCAGAACCTGTTTGATTCATAGCATTGCTTGAACCAGCATAATTTGGTACAGCTCTGTCTCTGTAGCTACCGTATTGGCTACTATCACTTATTTTTGATAGATATGGTCCTGTTGAGGATGTTCCTCTATTGAACCTATAACCACCAGGTTCTAACTTTTGATTACTTAAAAAATCTATTAACGACGCCATTTTTTTTCCTCTTTTAATCTAGCCCTAGATTAATGATTGAAGCACAAAAAGAACGACTATAGCAACGATACCGGCTTTAATCCAGTCTTTCATTCCCCAGTCACTCCATTCTTTGAGATGTGCCCAAAGATCTGATAATAACTTCATATTTACCTCCTAATGTATAGTTGGTTTTTGATGAGTATAAACCCCATCAATAATTTCGTCGGCTACTATAAACGATTCAAGCATAACTTCAAAGACTTTTTGTGCCTCCTCCGGACCCAAAGCGTTTATATACAAATTTCTGGTTACAGCAGCCAATCCAGCTGCAACTAATAATTGATCATCAGAATTGCCATTTATTTCTCTCATAGCAAATTCTTCTGCTTTTTGCATTACTCTAGCTATCTTGTCTAGTTTTGTTGCCATTTATCCTGTTCCTATTGTTGGCTATTCTTTCGTTAGCTTTGTTTCTATTATCTTCTCTTAAAACAGCCATACTCTCTTTTATCTCTCCAGCAGTTTCTTTACCTTGTTCTTTTAACATGCCAAAAGATTCTTTCATGATTCCCATGTCCTGATCACTTTGCATCTTTTCTCTCTGTAAGTCAAGTTTTTCAGATTCAACGGCAGTTCTCATGACTGTATCTGTTTCTGCTTGTTGTGCTTTTTGCATTAACTCTGCAGCTTTTAAATCTATCTCTTGTTGTTTTAGTTTAACAAGTGGATCTTTTTCTTCTAGTCCACTTCTTTGTTGTTCTTCTGCAGCCATCTGTTTAATTAATTGTGCTTCAAGAGTTGCAATCGCAGATTCTTTTTTATCCATATATTGCTTTTGCATCATTTGCATCTGTTGTTGTATCTGTGGATTTTGCTGTGCTTGTTGTTGCATAGCTTGCATCTGTTGTTGAAACTTTTGTGTTTCTTGCATCATCTGTTGCTCTATCTGTTCTGCAGCCATAATTGCTATGTGTTGTAAAACATGTGCTTCCATCATTGCGTACAATTGTGGATTAATTTGCACAGGTCTAGTAAACATAAACTCTGCATGTGCTTCCACGTGTGCTTTGTGATTTTGTTGTGGAAAAGCTTTTGGTTGCATACCACGCATAGCTTCTGAGTTTTCTATTGCAGGGCTTTTTGGTGGTGGGTTACCTGGATCTGGTTTTAACAATGCATCAATATTATCTACATCTAATGCTTGGTATACTCTTCTATATGCCTCACGTAAATTGTGTAATGCAGGATTAGCAATTGCTAATTGTAATTGTTGTTGTGCCAACATAACACGTTGTGACATAGAAAATATATTTGGATTAGATACAGGTAGTATGTCTACACGATCATCAAAATCTGTAGCTTTAATCATTCTGTTACCACCTCTTACTGCGTAAGGATATTCTGGTGGTAAGAACAATTGTATACATCTAGCAAGTAAATTAAACTCTGTTGCTTGTGCGTAGTGTAATCTTTTGTGAATTGCACTCATGACTTTTGTGCCACGTTCCAATAATGCTAGTGTTGTGCCAACAGGGTTTTGTTCGTTACCTTCACCCATTTTCATGTCTGCAATTGCAGCAAATGATTTACCAGCATCAACACAAAAACCTAATAATGCAAATAAAGTTTGTGATGGTTCTCTATATGGTAATGGTAACAAAGATTCTTTTATAGATTGTCCTGTTACATCTACGTCTCTAAATTCTCCTGGTTGTAAAGGTTGATCGTGATCACGTATACGCATACCACGTGCTTTAAAACCTGCTGGTAGATTGGCAAGAGTACCTGCATCAATTAACTGTCGCAAAACACTTGTTGCAGTTCTTGACAACCCACCTAACATGTGGATTAGGCCAAATCCATAAAAGCCTAGTCCTGGGAGGAATTTGTAATGAGTGAAATAATCTATTCTTCTTTTAGCTGGATCTTGTTCCTTGTAATTTCTTCGAATAGATAAAACCTCATTACTGTATTGATCAATTGTAATTATGTATGGTAACTTAATACCGTTTGCATCTTCAAAACCTGGTACGTCCATGTCAACATGCATTTCTAATAATGTATGTGTGTCTTCTCCACTTGCTGTTTCGTCTGACACACCATCTAATTCATTTATTTTATCTGTTACTTCATTGTTAGTAGATACACTACCAGTTGTAATTGGTATGTCTCTATAAAAACCATTTACTTGTTGTTTACGTAAAGTGTTTCCATCTACTTTTGTTACGTGTGTAATTCTAATTGCATCTTCTAAAGATGACGCATTGTAATTAACAACACAGTCTTCACTAGATACAAATTTAGATACAGGACGCATTAGTGTTCCATCATAGTATGTTTTCTTAAATGCAGATCCTGACAAT